ATAAACAAGTTTAGCTTGTTCTAATATGTTATAAAGTGCCGTATTAGTTTTAGCGGCTCGGCGAATTTGCCCCCAAAGCTGATCTTCCTCAATTTGAGCTCGTACACTCAATGCTTTTGGGCTTTCGCTATGTAATTTTCTATGAGCGCTTCCAGACTCTCTGATATAGATTGTTTCCCCGCCATCTGGACTTTCATATATAACTGCTTCGGTAATTTTGTTAACTATCATTATGTGTGTATTTAATGATATAAAATTAATACAATATATTATAGTCAACAAAAAACCCACCTAAGTGGGTTTTTGCTTTTAAAATAAAATTTAAAATTAAGATGCGCTAGTTGCGGTTGATGCCAAACGGAATCCAACGTTTGTAACACTAGCGGCTGCTACGTTACAAAATGTTCCAGCTGTTGTGTTTTGGATGTTACCCAATCCTTGAATTGCAGCTTGTAATGTAGCGGCTGTATAAGCACCAGTTGGATAAACAGCTACGCTGAAATCAACTGTATTATTTGTATTATCAACTTGATACATTGCTACTGTAGCAGTTTGTTGAATTGTTTGAAGAATCAATTGAACTGCGCCATTAACGCCAGCTTGGTTAAAAGCTGAGTTACCAAGACCAACTCCAAAAAAGTCCAATTTTGGACCCATAAAGTTAGTTGGGGTACCTGCTGGAGCGTATGCTGTGTTAGCAGATAACTGAGAACCGTTAAGTGTATCAGTTGCGAATACGGGTTGTGACCCACCGTTTACCAATGTAATATATGCCATGTTAAATCTCCTTAGATGTATGAACCTTTCGGTTCTGCATTTATTTAGTAAAAAGATTTAAATTGATGGGATTGAGGTTATTTCCGTGCTAAGTTTCGTTGTTGGTTAGTCCTGCTAAATCCAAATCTGTTAACAAATTTTACAATTCCCCCAGGTATCGTAACTACCCATCCTTCTTGTCCTGGGTGTTGTTGATCTAGTTGTTGTAACAAATCTATTTTAATATCATGTAGTAATACAAATGCTGTAAATGCCGCAGTAATACCGTCAATGTTACCACGTGGGCTTTGCAAATATTCTACAATATTATTAAATTTTTTAGTGGTTACTTTAGTTTTTAACCAATTGACAAAACCAGGTAGTAATTGATTAGCGTTAAAATCAGTTACTGTTTCATCTTTAACTAAACTATTGATATAGTCTATACATAGTTTAGGTAAATCAGTAATTTGTAAAGCCCTTAATTCAGCAGGGTTAAACAGTTGGTTAATGGCTGCCCCTTGCTTTACTAACAAAGATTTAAGTTCTTTAAGTTTACCACTTTCCGTAGGTTGAACATTGGCCGTAGGGTGAATTGGTTCTATCAATAATAACCCAGGCACAGGATTTAATCTCACTTTACCTAACGGTTCTTTAGGCGCACCTGGCTCTTTATATCTTGTGTGTATAGCAATACCAACGTCACTATTGCCTATTTCTTCTCCTAACTCGCTGGCTGCCGGAATAGAATATTGTACAGTATTAGGTTTAAATATGTATGCACCACGCTCTTCTGGCGGAGTGCTAGTATACAATAAATCACCGTTTATATATCCTTTAAAGTCTTTGGGTGTAGATGCTTCTAACATAGGCCAAAGTTTATGGTAAATAGGGAATAAATTTGTCACACGATTTGCAGAATTGCCTTTAGCGGCTGCTTCAGCATCACGTTTCATCAAATGTGATTTAACTTGAGAAGGACTTGAAAATAATCCGTTGTATCCAACGGCTGTAAATCCGGCAGTATCAGTTAACACAAATGTGCCATCAGGCTGGCGACCCCAAATAAGGGCGGGACTGCCATCCCATTTTACACTTACACTTGATGTAGTATTATCTTTTAAATGTTCTATAATTGCCAAAGCATCTTTTATGCCAGTTGCGCCACGTCTAAATACTAAGTCTTCTATATGTTCGATACCCTTAGCTTGCCCGCCTTGAACTACAGGTTCTTCGGCTTCTACAAGTTTCTGCATACCTTGATTAACAATACGATCACGTAGCCTTGCTAAAAAGTTAACATCGCTCTCGCCTTTTGATTCATCTAGTTCAATTCCGTTTTTAGCAAATGCGGCTCTAGCATCTGCTAATTTTGCTTCGCGTTTAGGATCGCCTTGTAGTGCTTGTAGCATGGTTTCAACACTATACAAGTCTTCGCGATCGGCCTTTTTGTTTAACATTAATTTCGCTATTTCGTCAGGATTGGAAGAAACAACCTGATTGGTAGCACGATCTACTAATCCCTTGCGAGTTATAATTTTATAACCTAATGCTTTGGCAATACTGTTAAGCATTATGTGCCTGTCAACTGCGCTGAATCTACTATTAACAGGATGCGATATGAAAAATTGCCCTACGGCCATATCTTCCATAAACATAAAGTCTGTTTGGACATATCCGTTTTTAGGATTACCGGCTATAGGTGTTTTAAAATGTACTTGATCACCGCCTTTTTTAATATATTCTTGCGGTTTTAATTTGTGATTAATACACCAATTGGTAAGTTCCGCTATTAATTGATCAGGCGAAATATCTTTTGTACTTACTTGTAAGTCTAAATCACCCGAAGAAGGTTTTTTACCAGTGCTACCTAACCATCGCTCGGGATATCCAGTTTTTTGATCTACTTCGCCTTTTAAGTCAAGCCCAGTCAATTGTTCAAGCCAGTCGACAGTAATAGGAATATCAGTCTGATTAATACGTTGTGTCAGGGACTGCCCATCTTTGTTTTTAAATACGTTTCCGCCTTCTTTTAATAATGCCATAATTAATATTTAGTTGCCATAAGTTGAGCTAATTGTTGTTGTAAATAATGGGCTTGCCCAGTGTTAAAAATTTCAGCATTACGCAAGTCGGCCATGGTTTTATTGACCATAATATTATGATTTTCAATTTGTCTACGTCGACTGCTTTCAGCCAATCGTCTTTTAGTTTCGTAATAGTCTTCTTGTGGTACATAATTCGTATTATTTTCGGCAACTAACCCTACTGCTTTCATCAAATTATCTATTGTAGGAGACCCCGTACTACGCACATTTACTTTTTCTTTAGACTGTTGAATTTGTTGTTTTAGTTTAGCCACAGTTCTATCATCAAGCCCTGTAGCGTATGCCGCGTTTCTTTGAGCTACAGTAGATTGCACTGGTGTATTAGATATTTTTCCTGAAATTTTATCATTTACATAATCTACGCCAGCCAATGCTACAGTGGCGTATTTTTTTACTAATTTATTTACTACCGCAGGATTATCTTTATTGGCAATAATATTTTTCATCAAAGGATCTAACTGTTGTTTTACGTAAGGATCGCGTGAAGCCTGACTTAACCCAGGAATTTGTGAATTAATCCAAATATTAAAATCTTTAGCAATATCTTTCATATTCTGCTCCTTGACTGTTTATGTTTATAGTATATTATCATTTGATATTTTTGTCAACTGTTGTGAAAAAACAACATTCTAAGGCTTACTGTTTGGAGTGGCAGAAGAGGCACCAGTAACACCTTGTGTGCCAAATTGGGTGCTAAAAGATTGTGCTATAGACTGAGCTTTAGACTGATTGACTGAATTTAAATATTGAGTTAACGGAGAATTTGCACTTACTTGCTGAGTAGTCATTGCCGGTGCTGGTTTACTGGTATTTGCAGCATACCCCTTGGCGGCTAATGATTTAGCCGCGGCCTGTGCTTGTTTGTTGTATTGAGTTTGTTTAGTTATTGCTAAAGCTGTCGGGCTAGTTAATGCGCTTGCGGCCCCTTTAATACCTCCCCATACTCCGTTTTTATTACCTTTACCTTGTCCTTGACCATAACCCATTTTAGCTGCCGATAATCCTGCTTGTGCAGTTTGAACACCTGGGATAGATTGGGCTATAGGATTTACTACTCCAGTTTTTACGGCACTTCCGGCTCTTTTAGTAGCATTCCAACCCGTTTGTGCCGCTCCTTTTACTGTTTGCCCAACAGGAGATGCCGCGATATTTTGCGCTTTAGTTTTTACAGCACTAACAGCATTTTTGACACTATCTAATATACCTTCATCAATATGCTGTTTTTTAATTATTTCATGTATTTGCATCAGTTTTCCTTACTGTACGAGTAAACTTTCCCGGATCTCGAAGTTTAATCGCATTAATTAATTTGCGTGTAAGGTTCTCTGCTTGTTCAGGAGTATATGTAGCATCAATTTGTTCTAATAATCTTATAGCACTAGAAATAATATTTGCGGCACGATTTTCGATAATATGTCGATTATCTTTTTCTGTGTATAAGCTTTCTAATTCTTCTAATATGCTACGTGTTTGTTTTTGCATTTGAGCCAGAACCTTTTAAATATTTATTAATTTTTAGATAATAAATTCTAATTTAAGATTGTTTAATTTGTCCTAGCAATTGTTTTAATTTATTACTTTGTACTTCTGCTGTGATTTTACTCGAATCTTCATTTGATTCATCTACCACCTTACTTTGTGTTTTAATACTATTATAGATATTGGGTTTATTGAATGAACTCACTGGGCCTGAATCTTCAGGTAAATCTGTAATTCTCATGGTTTCAATATTATATTCCAATTCAACTTTTTGGCCAGTACCGTTACTTGTGCGAGTCTTCATACATTGTAGTTGATATCTTCCTCGTTCTTTCATAGCACGGCTTGTAAAAATACCAAATACATTATCAGCAGTATTAATTTTACTAATACCTCCTGATATATGACTATGATCAAATTCAATTTCTTCGACCGCACTACGATTTAATTGACTTGCTGTTACAAATAACACATTAAGTTCTTTAGCTAAATTACGTAATTCCTCTGATACATATTTGTCTTTAACAAACAAATCGTTAGGGCTTACTTTTGCTGATACTGGCATTAACAAATCTAAATAATCTACCATAACAAAATCAATTTTAATTCCTGTTTGTACTTGAACTTCTTTAAGATAACTTCTAACATCATTAACATTACTTTGTGCTGGCAATGATTTGACTCGATATTGTCCTGCTTTTTTGCCGAACATTTTAACTTTTAATTCAGCAGTATCTAAATCTTTTCTAATATCTTTAGTTGACATGCCCGACAACATCGCATCAGTTCGCAAACCGCATAATTCTTCGCTGAGTTCTAAACTAACATATGCTCCGCTTAATCCTTGCTCCAGCCAACTTAAAGCAATATTCATCATGACTAATGATTTGCCTGAACCAGAACCACCTGCGAATATGTTTAGTTCTCCTCTGCTAAATCCGCCATACAATATTTTGTCCAGACTTGGCCAGCCAGTACTAACCTGCCCGCCACTATTAAAATATCTGTTATTTCTTTCAGAAGGACTAGCAAAATAATCGGTTCCCATATCTTTTTGTAAACTTATTTGTACTGCGTCTTTAATAAGTTTTTCTACTGGTAAGAATTCTCCCTTTTCTAACAAGTCATACGCTTTAAGAATGGCCCTTGATAACTCTTCTTTTTTAGTGAAGCCTTCAAATTCCTCCATAAACCAATCAACATTACCATCTGGTAAGTCAGGCAATTTGTTAAGTTTAACATTTGCCGCTGCCGATACTTGTTCCAATATCGGCAATGCGCCATGTTCATCGTAATGAGATTTTACAAATTTTGCCGCCGAGCGTAAACTTTTGTCAAAGTTATCAGGATTAAAAATATTTTGTACACGCACAAATGACTCTGCGTCTTGTAACATCATTTCTAAAAATAATTTTTGTACTTCAATTCCGTAGTCGTTTAACAAGTTGTTTCCTTTTTATTTCAATTTTATATTTGTTTGTTTCTCTAGATTGCAATATAGTTAGTAAAGTTGCTATCTTACCCATACAAATTACAGCATCATTAACATCTTTGATACCATTGGGCCATGTAGGCATGCTTACTGCCCAACCTAATTCTATGGCTTTATTCACTAATGTCATTCCAGCTTCATCTTGATCTGGTACTACTGTAACCGTCTTTCCTAAACTTTTTATCACTTGTGCTTGTGTTGAA